AGGTGCTGAAGGAGAAGAACTTGGAGTAGGAAAATCTGCCATAATTTAAACTGATAGTAGTCCTCCTGGTCGCTTTTGACGTACTAATTCAGATTGTATTGCTTGTGCCAACATATTACCTAACTGAGCAGATTGTCCTTCATCACCTTCAACTGACGAATCAGAAGCATCTACATTAACAACAATATTTACTCCTCCCATCTTGTTATTAGGAACAATATTACCGCTAGAACCTGGAACAAATAATTCTGGGCCTTTTTCTCCAACGACATAAGGAGTTCCTCCTGATACTGGACCTCCTGCTGCTTTTCCTGAAAAACCCCAACCTTTTGCACCTGTAGGAATACCGCTTCCATGTGTTCCCAAACCAAAAGTTCCGTCTCTACCTGTACCTAAATTTGCTTGCGCCCCACCAGTAAAGAAATTCAAAGCTATTCCTAATATTTTCATTTGTATTTGCTTTGCAATCATTTGTGCAGCCATATCTAAAAAATGATTTGCTGTCTTTTGGAATAGATTTGCTAAAGCCTGTTGCGCTGTCATGGAACCATTGATTATCCCTTTAAACGACTCAGCAAATGAATTTCCGACAGATACAGAAAGTTCCCTTAATTGATACATAGGGTCCATTAATTTTTGAATTTCTGATCTTGTTTGAGCAATAAACAGAGAATGTTCTTGAAGTTGAATCCATTCTCTTTCTTTCTCCAAAAGTTTATCTGTTTGCTCCCATTCCAATTGTTTTAATCGAACTCTTTCTTCGCCATAGTAAAGAGGATCGCCTCCACTTTTGCCTTTACCAGGAAGACTTGCATCTCGCTCTGCTCGCATTATATCTTTAAATCTAATATTTCTTAAATTTTGCGATTCAATTAATCTTTCTTCAGAACTTCTTCTTAATTCAATACGGGCAGCAATTGCACCTTCTGTGTTTAAAATTTCAAGAACTGTTCTAGCTTTTTCATCACTTAATCCATTATCTTCTTTTCTTAATTTATTGATTTGTTCTAATACTTTTACTGCATCATTTGCTTCAGCTAAACCGTAAAAACCTGCAGGATTTTTGCCATAAGTAGAAGTCAAAGCTAAACGACTTTCTCCATTAAATTGAGCAAAAGCGGCAGAAGCTGCTAAAACTTCTTCTTTTGTCATGTCAAGGCGAGTCGCTAAATTTTTAACGCCTTTTGCCGTTAATAAAGATTCGCTTCCTGTTCTTCTTATAGAATTATTAACTTTATCAATAGACTCTTGAAAGTTAATTGCATCTTGAGCAGCACTAGCTAATGCAGTACCAACAATAGAAAAACCAAAGCCGAAACCTCCACCTAATGCTCCACCTGCAAGACCACCAATACCACCACCTAATGCACCTAAACCTCCTTGACCGAATAAAAGTGGAAAACCACCACCAATCATTCCACTACTAAGTGCGCCTGCTATTCGACCACCTCTTCCTCTGCTATTAGCGAAAACACCTTGAGGATTTGCATTTGCACCAAAACCCAAATTATTTCCCCATTTCCCAGCACGTTGCCCTAACGTAGCTGGCATTGGACCAATAGGTGCAGCATATTGAGTCCCTATCCCTGGTGGTAAAGCAAGAGAAGCAGCAGCTTGTTTTCCAAGTATTGAAGCAGTTTTATTTGTAGCCTTATTAATTTTCGCTAAATGTTTTTCATGACGTTTAATTGATTTATCTACTGCTGTCTGACCAGATGTCATACCCCCATAATCAAAACCTCTAGAACCTCTAAAAGCTTCATGGAAAGAAACATCTCTACTAAACGAACCAAATCCTGTCCCGCTTCTTTCTAAAGCTTGTCGCCTTATACCCATTCTATCTCTCAATTCTTCCTGCCAAGTACCTCTTCTTCTTCCTTGTTTTGGATTACGACTTGAATAAGGTATAAACTGAGATCCTCCTAATGTCCCTTTCCCATCCTCATTAAAATATCTATAAGGATGAGTACCTCCTCTTGGGTTATAACGATCTCCTCCTGCCATTGCATTACGCATATAAGGACTACCTGCGGTAGCCCTCTCCATTCGTTTTAATACAACTTCTTGATCCCTAAGAGCATTAGTAAAATTTAAAGTCTCAACTATTGCTTCTTTAAAACCTAAACGAACATTATTTAAAACATTAACGGCTCCAGCAAAAGTCCTTAAAGTCGTATTTAAAGTAGAAAAAGTTTTTTTAGTCTTGCCAACTGCGGCAGATAATAAATTTACTTTTTTAGTAGAATTATCTGCTCCTATTTCAAGTCTTTTAAAACCAGTCCTGCTTCCTCGTCCTGCAATAAGATCTAATTTTTTCTCAATACGATCTAAACTTTGAAATAACCTATCAGTTGCTTTTTTTATCTGTTTATCATTAACCGTAAACGTAAGATTTCTCGTATAACCAGTATTTGCCACTTATTTTCCCTCCAACCCAAATTATCTCTCTAGTTTACCTGCTTTGTGTCCGACTAGCAGAACCTCTTTGAACTTTATCTCTTTCCCTTTTATCTTCTTCATCCCGTAAAGCAAAATATGCAGACCAACCGATTATCTCTTCCATTGTCAATTCATTTGCTAAACGAGAAACAGTCATGCCTAACTCTTTTGCTAAAGAAAACATGAAATAAGATAATTTATCAGCTTTTCAAATCAGCCTGAACTTCTTCCACCTCCTTGTCTGTTCCAGATTCAAGCATTGCTAACTGTATATCTTGTAAAACAGCAGCTTCAACTTCTCGTCTTAAAACAGCCTTATCCCCTTCTTGAAACAATCTTTTGCTATCTTTATCTAAAGCTTTTTCTATCATCAAAGCTAACGCAAAGTCATTGGAATCATTAGTGTTTACCTTCTTTTGAATTGATTCTCTTTCTGCAATCGTCAAAGGATGCCAATACACTGTGAAAACGACCGTATCATCCTTCATTACATCATATTGATATAATTGACTTACACCAAATTTACTACGAAGGAGTTCGATGGCTTTAGCCATAAATAAACTTTTAAATTAATAACAATAATACTATACTAAGCGTTTGCAGAAAATTCACAGAATATTACTCCAATAAAATGCGATTCATCTTCTGATTCCAAAGCTTCAGGACCACTTAACTCTCTAATCCTGGGCTTACAGTTGTAAGTATCAACATAATCAGAAGCATTGACAGACGTGATTCCATCAATCACAGACTCACTAATTGCTGAAAACACAAATGTTCCTTTTGATTTCGGAACATAAATATTACAAATAATCGAACCAGAATAAAAATCACTAGAAGCACCTTGACTTTGTAATGCAGATTGTCCAAAATTAATTGACATTTTTATGTATTTGATATTTTTACCAGGAGTTGTATAAGCAATATTGTCATAAACCATCTTCACAGATGGATCAGCGTCTCTTACTGCATCTGTAATTGCTTTTTCAAAAGCAGCTCGAACTTTTACAAGTGTCATGGTTCTTAAGAATACTTAGTGTAAATAGTACGTCTTTCCACTGGATCAGTATTAGGAATAACCTGAGAAGATCCTCCAACTCTAATATCAGGACGTTTATCTGAGAAAAATCTATCTATTTTAGCTTTCATACTTTTACTAGGAGATGTACCCACCAAGTAATCAGGAATTCTAGATTTAGGAGAAACTAACGCATAAGAAGAATATTTAGTCGTATTTCCTATATAAATAGTTTTATTTCTTGTAAATTTAGGATCAAAAGGATGTCTTTGCTTAATAAAAGATTTTTGCCCAGGACCTAATACAGTTCGACTGCTACCTTTTGACCCTCTCGTTACTGTTTTTATCTTTGCCCATCGAGGAAAATTCTTTCGTTCATCTGTCTTTTTAATAATCTTATCGTCAGCTTTCCAACTAGAAGCAAAAAAACCAGTCAAAACAGGACTAACACCATTTTTATGACTATCTGACGTTAAATCATTAACAACAGAACGAATAAAACCATTTAAATCTGCATCTATTGTTTCTTCCATATCTTTCCTAATCATGTTGGCAAAATCTTTTGCCTTCATTTCTGTATAAGATGTTCTTCCTTTCCCTCTAGCAGCTCTTCTCGCCATTAGAACCTCACCTGAATTGTATGCATGTAAATTTGATCACCACCTTTTGTAGCTATTTCAATGATTTGAGCAACTCTACTTTGTCCTGCATAAATCAACTTAATTTCATCTTCAAATGTAGGTTGATGATTTCCTATTAGATCAGGTGTTAAATGTATCTTCGCTCGTCTTATTTCTCTCCCTTCATCTTCTTCTGCCTGTATAAAATCAATTGCAACTTTAATATTTGTATAATTTGTAGTCGAAATCATTTGTCTCCCTGTTCCTACGTTATAACTGCCTTTTGAATTGACAGCATAAGTAATCGTAGTATCTAAGGAAGAACCAAAGTCAGAAACTAACCGTTTAGCTAGAGCTTGAAAAGTTGCATCTAATTCTCCTGCCATAATTAACCTCTAACAACTCTCATTTGGAACGTTCCAGCTCCCCCTAACATATACGCTCCTAAGAAACTTTGTAACCAAGGGTATACATCTAAAATATTGTTTGTTAAACCTGTACCTTGACTTGATTCACTATATTTTTTCTTTTCTTTCATATCACCCAATTGAACCTCTGTCTCTGAAATAATACCTTCAGTTCCCTTATTCCCTGTCATTGCATCAGTATCATTTGCTAATGCTTTTGCTAATTCATATTGTGCATATTTAATATTGGAAGGAATCGCAGTACACGCAAGTTCTACATTATCAACTTCATAGTTATTTCTAGGCCATTTTAATGCCTGCCCATCATCACAGCGATCACCATAATAAGTAAAACTATCAATCCATCTCGTAGCAGATATTAATGCTCGATTTTTTTGATCATCAGTTTTATTGTCCCAAGTTGTTGACTCTGGGACGGTTTCAAAATAAATGTTTGCTTCAGCTAAAGTCACATAGCTATTAGCTGTTGCTGACTTCAACGTGGCAACGATAGTTGCAGCCACAATCCTTAAAATACATTTCCTCTATATTGTAGCGTCATAAAAAACCCCCACCAAATAAATGATGAGGG